AAGATGTCGAAGACATACTCAGAACTTTTTTTATTAAGGAGGAAGCATGAGTAAAACGTGGAAAGTATTAAGAGAAGAAAAAACAATGAAAGAATGTACTATATTTGACTGGCAAGATGATAATTGGACTTCTGTTGATACAGAAGAAGGAGAAGTATGGGACATGAATTTATATAGAGACGATATAACAAATGAGTGCCGACTTGTTTTTTACCCAACATATATTAATGATGAAGGTATAAGAGAAGTTAATACAACAGGATATGCAAAGTGTTATAAGGTTGTTGAGGAGGAAGCATGAGTAAAGTATTTAAAGTTCGTACAAAATGGATAGGATATTCAGAAATAATTGTTGAAGCTAAAAATAAGCAAGATGCCGAAGCTTTAGTTTATAAAGGTAAGTACGATGCACTTGATGAAAGTACGACTGGAAATGGTCTTGAGTATGGTTATGACAATGAAGAAATAATAGAGGTAGAAGAAGCATGAAAAATAAAATGACGCCAGTTGAAGCTGTAAATCTGATCGAGAAGAAACTATTTGACAATCGAGCAAAGCCATATACCGAAGAAGACGCACAAATTGACAATGCTTGGGATATTATTAAACTTCGTTTGGATCTTACAGATGAAGAATTTAATATAATCTTTGGAGAAAAATACTAATGGAAGTAATTATTTGGAATAAAGGCGTTCAAGATATTCAATACTATTGTGATAGTTGCAAGGAACAAGTCCCGGAAGAAGAAGGTCTTTGGGTAAATGGCGAGATGACAAGGCCTCATGAATATCCTAAAGGATTTTGCCGAGCTTGTTATATGAAAACAAGTAGGAATGTAAACAATGGCGAGTAAAAAAACAAAAGACGCAGATTTAATAAACAACCCAACGCACTACAACACCGGGGATATTGAGTGCATCGAGGCCATTCAATCCTCAATGACCACTAGACAATTTCAAGGTTATCTCAAAGGTAATGTTATGAAATACGTCTGGCGTCATGAATACAAAGGAAAAATGCTAGATGATTTGCGTAAAGCAAGATGGTATTTAAATAAATTGATCGCAACACACGAGGAGAATTTAAGTGATGATTAAATACAAAATAAAAGACAACGCAATTTGTGGCTATGAAGACGATAAAATAGTATCAATACTATTAATATCTGATCCAGTAGCTAGATCAAAAAGAATAGTACAACTCTCAGAAGGTAATGAGTTAGAAGATTAATCTTCTTCTGTTTCCCACTCGCAAATTAATTCTAACAATTGCTCCGGGTCGATAAGTATTCCTTGAGAATTACTTTCTTCCAGATAGTCTTTTATCTTTTGTATCATCATCTTCGTCCTCTATTATTCTAGCTTCTCCATCTATCGATCTGATTTGATTTTCCTCCATGAGTTGTTGCAACCTATTCTCTAGTTCTTCTCTACTCATAGAGTCAATCTTACCAAAACGCACCTCCTTACGATCGACCATGAGGCCACCTAATTTTGCTCTAGCAATCTCCGCATTTACTGCAGGTCCATAAGATCCATCTGAGGCGGCAGCATCTCTAATGTTTGCTAACTTCCCGGCTACATTCTCAAAAGTAATATCGTACTTCTTCCTTTGCAGAGCTTTCATATCTCTGATCCTCTCTTGGACATGCGAATATTCTTCATTGTTCATCATGCGACTGGCAATAACTTCTGGATTTTTAAACCCAGCTCTAAAAGCACACTCGCTTTGATTGAGATCTTGATAAACCATAAGGTTTACAAAGACCTCTTGCATTTTAGTTAGTTTCTTTTTTGGTTTTGCCATCTATTACAAATCTCCAGTCTTCATCAAACATACAATGCCTTATTGCACCATCTTTCATCTGATACAAGAACTGCATATCCAACAATTGTATTACTTTTCCTTGATTAACTCTATTGTAAGTGTACTCAGTATGAATAATCTCATCGTTCAGCTTTGGCTTTTTGCTTTTCCTTTGCATTCAATCTCCTATTCACACCAATTCTTATATTTTCTAAAGTTTTATCCGACAAATTGCCGTTGTACCTTATCTTTGTACCTCTCATTTGTGTCCATTCAATTTTAGTATCTCTGCACCTTCAAATATCTCATCAAATATGTGCATAGCACCACACCCATGTTCAGCTTCAAAATTATATCTGCACTCTGGCAAATTTAAATCTTTATCATTCAGATAATCATCTAAACAATCTATTGCTTTGCCTTCTATCTCCATGTATAGATCTTTTGTTTTTCCCATGTTTTACCTCACTGTTTTATTAATTATATTAAGAAAGAAAAAGGGAGTGGGAATGTGGGATTTATCCCCACTCTTTCCCTTCTTATAGAAGTGCACAACCGCACAACTGCACAACCCAATAAACATAAGGGTTTCAGCGTACGCTGTGCGCATGTGCAGGCATGTGCAATTGCACAACTGCACAATCGTTAAGTCATTGATTTTATTGACTTTTCTCAGACGCTGTGCAAAATCGCCAATCAGCGTTGCACAACCGTTTTTTAGCTTAATCATGACAAAAACACGACATACTATCGTCCTCAAATAGATCCAACATCTTAGGATTTTTTGCCTCCTCAACGAGCTCAATGTAGGGCGGACGATCAGATCGAAAGGTTGCCCCGGAGTCATTACCAAATCTATTCTCCTGAGCAATCCACCAATCTGCTAGATCAGGTCGTTCCTTCATCAAGGCATTGAGAGTTTTGCGCCCCTTCAAGAAACACAAATCACAATTGCCAGCTACTGTTTGACCATTGATTGTCGGCAAACTTAGGTCAAAGTTAGCTTTCTGCCAAAATTCTAATACCTCATCTATCCCATGCTTTGCTTCGTACATAGGCATGAGATTATCCCAACGCTCTTTAGTCGAAGCATTACGCGACGAGGCTACACGCTTCGGCTCGTCATGTCGCAAACCAAGGATATTGTCCCAGTGTTTGTAGCCTTTGATCTTCCACATGAAGTCTTTCATTCTTCTAATCTTCATCTCAGCTGTGCAAAATCTAGCGACTGGGTTAGGCAGATACGCCCTTCTATCTAGCAAAGCAGCGAAAGGCTCACCATTTCTAGAAGCTGACTCATAGTCCACTATTTTTGTACGATATATCGGCTTCTCTTCACCTATCTCTAGCTCTAACCAAGTTATATCTATGCCCCAATGTTCGCCACAATCTCTCACAAAGTCCAAAGTTTCAGGCATTTCTTTACCAGTGTTTGCGAAAGTCACATGCACATCTTCCGGGAGGACGCCATCGTGGGCGTCTACTATCTGCTTCAACATGAAGCCAGACGTTCTACCACCAGAGAAACTAATCAATGCGGGACCTTCTATTTTGTATGGGTTTCTCATTAAATCTCCATATTACTCAAGATATGTGAGATCACATTGATTGTCCAACCATTACCCAACATCTTATATCTTTGTGTCTTTGATACATGATTAGTGTAATTGTCTGGGACTGTCTGCAATCTTTCGCATTCCAAAGGTGTCAGCTTTCGCCAAGTTAAATCTTCTTTTACTGCAATACTATCTTTGCCTACTGTAGTTATTGCATTTGCTTTATCGTCTTTTCTCATTTCTAACATTTGTTTTGTTTTGTTAGCTACCGAGTCGCCATTTCGATCCATGCGTTTGCCTTTATCATCGTAAGCCCTACCTCGAAAAGCACCTCCAGAAACTACCTTGGGTTCACGATTACCGCCACCCATAGTATTCAAAGTAGGCGACTTACCATCTGGGCTATACACTCTTTTTAAAATGTCATGACCATTAATATCTGATGCTATACCTACTTGTTTAGGTGTAGTTTGTACTCCAGTCATGCCATAAGTATTCCAACCTTTCCAATCTCTAGCTAATAAAGCAGTGCCTTTCTGTATATTTTCTTTGAATGCTTCTCTACCACCATTGCCAACCAAATCTGCTTGACCATCATCTTCTAAAATATCTCTCAATACTATGCCCAAATCGTCTGGCTGTTCAACATTAGGTATGTTTGTCCAATAATATCTTTGTCTAGATTGTGCTGAGACCAAAGCACTGTTAATTAATATCGGTTCAATCTTACCGCCAAATAAATCTTTACCTTGAAACTCTGGATAACAAGCTGATACTTGATCCGTAATGACTTCTAAAAATTCTTTCTTCATCTTGACATTCTCAAGTAAAAAATACTTTGGCTTGATCTCTTTTAACAATCTAATAAATTCAAAGAACAAAGCTGAACGTTCATCATCAAAGGCCAACTGCTTACCAGCAAAACTAAAACCTTGGCAAGGACTACCAGCTAAAATTAAATCTATATCTTGATAATCTTCTGCTTTTAAATTACAGACATCTCCTACTTGAATTGTTTCTGGAAAGTTTGCTTGAGTGACTTGTATCGCATACTTATCTATCTCACTTGCATAATACTTATCGACTTTGATACCGAGTTTTTTCAGTGCCAACTGACCACAACTCATGCCGTCAAATAAACTTAAAACTTTCATATACAAATTGTACCAATCATTCCCAAGGTTTCCTACCTTTATTATCAAATCGATAATGCCAAGTTTGTTTTCCAGGGATAGCATGAGTCTTAACTATATCGCCCAAATACTTTTGCACATGACTGACTGCGTATCTTGCAGCTCGTTCGCCACTAGGCAAATTGTTTTCTTTTAGTGCTTGTCTTGCCAAGATCTCTAACTCTTGTCTTGTATAAAAAGTAATTCTATCCATTGCATCGGCTACCTTTTGAGCAATCTCTACTTCATCTGGACCCTCATCAAAGTCAACCATATCCCATGTGCCTTTCTCAAAATCAAATCTAGCCAAGTGAGTATCGGGTTCTCTTGCGTTTCTTGCTTCATAAAACATAGTCACATTTGGCTTTTGCCCCATGAGTTTGATACCAGAGTCCATCCACCCAGCAAAAGCAGAACCACCACGCGCTGACATAAACGAAGCATCGTCGGCTCTTTCTTTACCAGTATGATGCGCGATGATTACTGCAACCCCAAAGAGTTCAATCAAACGATCGACTCTAGATAATAAATTATGTATCTCTTGGTTGCTGTTTTCTTCACCATCAAAGAAGTTAATGATAGGGTCAATCATCACAATATCTGGCTGATGATATTCAATACTTCTAGCAATGCCATCAATATCTTTATCTCTCATTAAGTTCTTTCTCAATCTACCAGTCGGTATCAAGTTAGCATGTCCCATCGCCATCAAGTCTGGGTCGTGCATGTAAGGTTGATAGTAAGTATCAATTCTATTTTTTAAGAACTCCTGGATAATCTCTGCTTGCAACCACATAACTTTACAAGGACGCGTGAAAGGTTTACCCATAAACGATTGCCCAGTTGTGGCCGCCGCTGCAAAACCACCAAGCCAATGCGACTTACCTATCTTAGGTTTACCAATCAGCAAACATCTAGACTGTTCAAAGATAAAACAATCACCCCAAAACTGACCGATAGAATTAGGTTCCAAGCCAGTCCAGAACTCATCGTTGTAAGGTCTTAAACCCAGTGGGTCCGTTAAATCATCCTTACGCTTTTGGTCGATGATGGGATCTTCCTGATCCATAATCTCTTTAAGTTCATCTTTTAAATCTATTTCCCATTCGCTAGTTTTCCATTCTAAGATACCAGCATCCGTATCTTCTGGATGTCGTTTGATATGTCCTTGGGTAATCGACATACATGTTTGCAATACTTCTGGAAAGGGTAAAGGTTGTTGCAAAGTTTGATTCCAATCAAAACATTTAATTAATACTTCACGATAACCCCAACCTTCTTTAATCCATTTACCAATCAATCTAGCTAAGGTATCGTTTCTTTGACCAACATCTACTGGGTCAGCAGTAAGTTTATTTTTATTATCTAAAATGGAAGTGACCTTATCCGATTGATTGAAGTCGTGTATGTTGTTCAAGTCTTCCATGTTGAGCATAGGCAAATCATCGATGTCGTTCACGACCAAGCCATCTGCTGTTTCAAAAAAATATTTAGAAGAAGGCGAGACCATAACGTAGCCACCTTCACCTCTGACATCTAACTTACCAGTCATGTTTCTAACATTCAGTCCTTCATTGACTTGATAGAAATAGTGATAACCACCACGAGGAGTCTTTTGTTTAAGAGGCGATCTAGTTACTTGACCAGATTCTACGAACTTGACCGCCTCTTCGCTATCACAATCTAGGACAACAAAAGTTATCCCAGTGATAGCAGCCCAGTTGGCTCCCGGATATCGAGCCAACCACTCTCTTAATTCTTCTTGCGTGGGTTGTCTTCTTTGATAAGTTTCCCATCTGACTCTGGGTGTCTTTGCCCATTTTGCACTGAGCTTGTCATCGTCTTCAAAAGGATGACGCTTTCTAAAGTATTCCGGGATAGCTTCGTTTCTAGAACCACAAGGTATTAAATGAAAGCCTTCTTCCCAGAAAGACCAAATCATTTCTTGTCTGGCTTCCTCAGAAATATTTTCCCAATCTTTATTGGCGTTTAGTATTAGCGACATATTTCTCCCAAAATTATTTGTTATGCTTCAGCTTCTTCTTCGATGGGTCCATAAATATCTTCCCAGTTAAGTGCTTTATTAGTAACCAACATAATCTTTTTAGCTTGTTTAACTGTGGGTTGTCTTGTTCCATAATACCAAGAGTTAACTGCATGTACTGATACATCACATATCGTTGCAACATTCTCTTTGCCTCTGTTTTTTATATATTCTTGTAATTTATTCATGGCGTTATTATAGAGAAGCATTTTCATAATGTATATTTTTTTTTACATATTTGTCTAAATTAATTTAAAAAAGTGTTTGACATTCTGAATCTTTATCTATTTAATTGGCAATGAACAAATTTAAAGAGAGATTTTATGAACGATATAAAAGAGAAGACCGAGTTCGACGAGCTCCAAGAACTTATCGAAAGAAAGAAAAAGAATTTGCTATGGCAAAAGAAACTCCGTGAGGAATCTAAAGAGTTAGACATTGCAATAGCAAGACACCCAAGAGTAAACGATCAAGTAATCCAGCTTAGTAATACCGGGGGATCTCATCGAGTAACCCTTGATGATTTAGATGCTGATATTAAAGTTGAGTACCGCTTGAAAAAATCTTGGGATCAAGACTATGTTGCAAAGATACATGCCGAGGGCAAGGTGCCAGCTAATCTTTGGCCATTTCAAATAGAGTATAAAGAAGACAAAAGAAAAACTTCTACTCTAGCTGAACAACATCCATCCCATTACTATAAATTAGCTGAAGGTTTGACTACTGAAATATCAGATCGTCCATACGTCAGCTTTGTTGAAAAGAGGAAAACCAAATGAGTAAAAAAATAGAGATGACTTTCGCACAAAGCGAGTCCAAAGAGAAGTTGTTTGCCGAAGCTTACGACTATTATGCAAAACATTATTTTAATATTAATGATTTTGTAAGAGCAGTAGATTATTTGAGAGAAGACGGTTTGAGTTTTGCTCACATTGCAAAGATCTCAGGCATGACTCAAAAAAGTCTCATGCAATTTTATTATCGAGATCAAATAGAGCCACATGCTAGAACCAAAGGCAAAGCTAATTTCTTAATAGACTTTGTTGCTACCATGAAAAAATTAGGTACAGAAGGAATTCCAGGGAGGTACAACAATGTCAAGTCTTGAAGATGAATTATTATCTGGCTTAGAGCCCGGACCAATAAGAATAAATGTTGGCGGTATAGATGGCATAGGTAAAAGTACCTTTGGCTCTCAAGCTCCCAAACCAGTTTTTATTTGTACCGAGAAAGGTACAGCATTCTTAAATGTTAAGAAGTTTCCATTGTGTGAAAAGTATCAAGACATTATTGATTGTATTAAGAAACTAGCCACTAGAGATCATGATTTTAAAACAGTTGTTCTAGATACTACAGACTGGGCAGAGATTCTTACTCATGAAGCTGTGTGCGCAGAAAAGAATGTAGCTAGTATAGAGGACATAACTTATGGTAAAGGCTACACTGCGGCCAGAGAAAAGTTTAGAAAGATTTTAAGAGGTTTGGATATCTTGCATGATCAAAAGAAGATGAATGTCATCTTGCTTTCGCATGTAGATATTAAAACTTTTAAAGACCCAGAGAGAGAACCTTACGATAGGTATCAATTGAAGTTGCATAACAAGACAGCTTCCATCATTAGAGAATGGGTCGATTTCAATTTCTTTGCGAACCACCAGGTTCGTACTGTGAAAGAGGGGAAGGGCTTCAACGAGCAGACAAGGGCACTTGCCATGGGTGATCCTATGCTGTTTACGAAGTTCTCTCCCGCCTTTGACGCGAAGAGACGAGTTCCTCTTCCAGATAAGATAGAACTCAAATGGGATTCGTTTTACGACGAATATAAAAAATCAATACAAAAACTGTCGGAGGCATAAGTGTACATAAAGAATAACTCAAGAATATTTTTTACTGCACTTTATGTCTTCGCAAGGAGTTAAATTTATGAGTGATGACTTTGAAATAATGTTAGGCGAAGTGCCTGATCAAGAAGATGACTTTAAACCTATGCCTGCTGGCGACTATGAATTAGTTGCTAACAAATGGGAAAAGAGAACATCAAAAGCTGGGAATGCAATGGTTGAAATCGAGTTTCAAGTACTCGGTCCAAGCCATTCTAATAGAAAACTTTGGGAGTATTTTACTCTTGAAGGTAATGCTGTGACCGTGACTGCTAGGAAAATTAAAGCTTGGCGTAAAGCGTTAGGTTTAAGCACCGATGTCAGTTTCAATGCTAGTGCCTTGGACGAAATGATTAACAATCCTTTCCAAGCCAAGATCAAAATTGAGCCTGGAACAAATGGGTACGAGGACAGTAATAAGATACAAGATTATTTAGCCAAAGGATCTTCATCTTCAGAGGAGGCGCCTGCGGCGAAACCTTTACAAGAAGAAGATGATGCTATGCCTTGGGATAAATAACTGGGTCATCTCCCAAAAAAGTCCTACCGAGCAAGTTAATTAATACGAGCGGCGTTACGAGCTCGGTAGGCACACATTAGGAAACAAATATGATTGATGATAAAAAATTAGTCGCTAACTCTGAGAAGTTGTTAGCAAAAATATATAAGGTAAACAATCACATACTGCCAGTTGAATTATTTGATGAAGTTGCGGCCTGTGTTGTTTCGATAAATAGATTAAAGAGAGCGAAGGTGCTATATGAAAGACGACAAAATAAATTTGGAAGAGATATCCAAGAAGGACTTATTAAGAGAATTACGACTTCACATGATGTCATTCAACAGAAGAATGGGAGAAATCAAAAGTCCCCATAAATTATTAGAAGTATTATTAACCTATGTAGTTTGCGTTACCTACGATGTACTACAAGAAAGCACCAACGAAGCAACTATGTTAATTGGTGCATCCTGGGGCAGAGTCATTAATGATATTGCTAAAGAAAAAGGCATGACTAGAAAAGAAGTTTTCTTTCAAGCAGATATGCTAGGTAATTTAGCTGGAGGAGCCAACACCGATTGGAACTCTATAATTGAATACGGCAAAGACCAAGGTCTTATAGATGAAGATTATGTAATAGATCCAGAAGAACTTGATGAAGAAGAAGTTCTCGACGCTGTTAAACTTCAAATGGAAAGCAAGGATAAAACGAGACACTGATGGCTGTAAGAAAAGAAGTAAAAATACATATATCTAGGGCCAAGTATAAAAAGACTAGCCAAGGTTCACGCAACGTAAAGTTCAGTAGTATGAACAAGAATAAAAGAAAGTCCTTCAAAGCATATAGAGGACAAGGAAGATGATCAATGAAACTAAGACCGTATCAAGAAGACGCTATCACTGCGTTAGAAAGTTGGTTTGCAACTGAGTCAATAGAGAAACACCCTCTACTCAGTTTGCCTACTGCGTCTGGCAAGACAGTTATTTTTTCTAACTTTATTAAAAGAACCATAAAGAAATATTCTGATGCTAGATTTTTAGTCTTAGCACATAGACAAGAACTTATCGAACAAGCAGAAGAAAAAATAAAATCAGTATGGCCAGAGGCACCAGTTGGTGTGCTATCAGCCGGGCTAAAAAGATCTGAGTTAGATTCTCAAATACTTGTAGCTTCAAGAGATACTTTAGCGTCTGGATCTAGATTAAAAAAAGTTGGACACTTTGATTACACGATCATTGATGAGGCCCATAACATATCCCCGGACGAACAAACTAGATATCAAAAGATAATCAATGAGTTATCTGCTGAACGAGCCATGCGTGTTTTAGGTTGTACTGCTACGCCTTATCGTATGGGTCAAGGTTATATCTATGGCAAAAGAAAAGATCATTTCTTTCATGACATTGCTTATCAAGCAAAGATACCAGAACTAATAGATCAAGGTTATCTAGCTAGGATTACTTCTTATAAAGTAGATGACAATACTATTATTGATGCTAGTAAAGCCAAGCTTAAATTTAAAGGTGGCGATTACAAAGAATCTGATCTAGAAAAATTAGCTATGGACGATAAAACTATTGTCGCTATTATTAATGATTGGCTAGACAAAGCATACACCAAAGGCAGAACAGCTTCTGTATTCTTTTGCGTATCAGTATTGCATGCTATGAAGATGAACATGCACTTACAAAAACATGGTATTAATTCTAAGTTATTGACTGGCGAAACTCCTGGAGAAGAAAGAAAACAAATACTAGCAGATTTTGAATCTGGAAAAGTACATGCTGTTTGTAATGTCGGCGTCTTAACAGAAGGTTGGGATGCACCAAGAACAGATTGTATTGCTATGTTAAGACCAACCAAAAGTCTAGGGCTTTATGTCCAGATGTGCGGCCGAGGTATGCGACTGTACCCAGGCAAAGATAATTGTTTGCTTTTGGATTATGGCGAGAACATTGCTAGACATGGTTGCATTGATACAGCCAAGCCAGATCAAGAAGTAAAAATAAGAAGACCTAAAATCTGTGGCAGTTGTTTGGCTGTCAATCCACCGCATGCAAAGAAATGTGTCGAATGCAATGAAGAGTTCCCGGTAGCAGAGTTCTTAACTTTCTTATTACCTATGGAAGAAAGAAAGGTAGCTAAGAAAACCAAGGCAGATTCTGGAGCTGTTATATCTGACGAGAAACAAAAGAACAAGAGTTCTTTGGAAGCTGTGACCAGTGTTAGTGCTGCTGTCGCTGACTCTAAAAATGGCAACAAATATTGTAAGGTATTCTTTTATGTTGATAATCAATTCTTGCCTAGGATGATGCCACTTATGTTTGGCCACTCAAGAATGCACGGACTAGCAATCAACCACTGGTGTCGTTTAGTAGACCCAAAAATTTGGGGTGTACCTAGAACCTCTGAGCAAGCAGTTGCCAAGATAAATCAAGGAGCTCTCAAAGGAGTTAAGTCTGTTGGCATAAAACGAGAAGGCAAATATTTTAATGTAAAGAAAGTAATTTTTGACGATAAGGAGATATTTCTATGAGCAAAATAAATAAAATGATAGATCATGTGATGTTATCTGAACCACCAAAGTATCGACCATATTTAGGTATGAGTCAGATTGGTAATCCAGATGAAAGAATGTTGTGGTTAAATTTTAGATGGTGCTTACCACCAAATAAGTTTGAGCCAAGAGTATCTAGGATCTTAGAACTAGGTAATGTTATTGAAGATGTAGTCATTGATTATCTTAAAAAAGCAGATGGCGTAGAAGTATTTACTGAAGATAAAAAGGGCGATCAGTTCAAAGCTTCTTTACTTGGCGATCACTTCTCTGGGCACATAGATGGCGTAGTTAAAAACTTGCCAGAGCATGATGATGATTCTATGGTCCTAGAAGTTAAGAGTTCTAATGACAGAAGATTTAATAATTTAACCAGTGAAAATAGTTACGAGCGTTGGTCACTGGAATATGAAGCGCAAGTACATTGTTATATGGGCGCTTTTAAATTACCTAAGTCATTGGCTTTGGTTTACAACAAAAACAATTCTGATATCTATACTGAAGTAATTAAATACAATCATGATTTGTTTGTTTCTTTGATAGAAAAAGCCAAAAGAATTATTACTGCACCAGAGCCACCAGATTTATTCTTGAGTGAAAACGATTGGAAGGTTAAGAACTTACCAAAAGAATCTAGAGAAGTTTATCTAGGTAGGGCAGAACCAGAATTTAAAAACTGTAGAAACTGCAAACATTCAAAGCCAATGATAGAAGTTTCCGGGGCTACTTGGCGTTGTGGTAAGAAAGGTGTTTTATTAAATCCAAAACAACAAATGGATAAGAAAAACTGTCCTGATCACGAACTTATATTTGGTTTGATACCCACACCTTTTTAATAAAAAGTTTGCAATAATATATAAAAATCGTTATATAATACGCATATCTCTATAAAGAGGTGCGTAATGGCTAAAATATTTAAATTAGATACATTTAAAAACATAGCTAGTCTTAGAGGCGAAACTACCAGTCTCGCTGATTATCCTTGCATCAACGCCTGCCACTGGCCTACCAGTATGGAAAACGGTCGTTGTTCTGTTTGTGGTTTGTATGATTATCAACACTCTCCAGTGTTCTGGCAATCATTACCAAAATTAGAACGCAAGATGATAAACCTTAACAACTCTGAGAAAGGCTATAAAATAAAACAGATCTATAAGTAAAGCGCTGGCTTAAGTGTAGATCGCTAAATATATGTTCATCATATATATAGAGAAGCTGACACTAATGATATACCCAGCACTCCCGGTGAGTATATTCTTCAAATTCATGCGCGGATTATATACAAAAATATTTTGTATATAAAAAAAATTTTTTATTTCTTTTTATTTCTTATGATATTTTCACACCACCAGAGCAACATGTCCTCGCTCAGAGTGTGTTTAATGATGTTGGCACGCTGACAAACCAATTGAATGTTATATCTGACATACCATTCCTCTGGATCTATTCTGTCGATAGTTACATTTAAATCTTTCTTACCGCTTCCATCTCGATAATGAGTCATCAATACACCAGACAAAGCACAAAGACCATCTTGGTTTTCCCATATTTCTATTAAATCTTCTGGCGTTATCTCCCATTCTCTTTCTGGATTCTTACTAACTCTAGTATGTCTTAGTTGATTGTGAAGTAAATTTAAAAAACTTTTGTAACTCGATGATCGCTTTCTGTTTCTGTCTATGACATGACAATCTTTACAAAGACCACGATAGGTTATGCCACCACCAACTTGTTCTCTAGCTTCAAAAAATTTAATCTTCCGCCTTTTCTTGCAAAGCGTACAAGTCCTGGTTTTTTGAGTCATTAGGCCCTAGGCGAGTGAATTACTTCTATGGTTACGTCCGGGTATATTGCTTCTACTAATTTCTTTTTTAATTTAAAGACATCAGTCAATACTCCCTTAGTATCTTCTATGACTTCTTCTCCTTTGACGTTCTTATATTTAAAGTCTGCTATGTAAGTGCAGATCTTTTTACCTTCAACAAAACATGGAAATTGCGGATGAACTTCTATGTCTGACACTGCGCCAGCAGATTCTAATTCTTTTAAGAATTTATATCTGGCGGCCTCTAATTTGCTATCAAATGTGATACCATCTAGTTTCACTTTTATAGCTCCGTATTTGTTCTTGTTATAGCCCATAATTTATTATACAATTTTTTATATATTTTAAGAAAGAATTAACATACCAGGAGAAGCTAAATGGCAACCCATGTAACCATCGGAGTAAACAAAGAGACTCACAAAAAATTAGGCAAGCTTGCATCATTAACTCACAGGACCCGTGCTAACACGGTTGAATGGTTGGTAGAAAAAGCTATTAAAGAAATAGAAATAGCTGAGAAAAATGGTAGCGCCGATCATATTAAGTTTGGTATTTAATCTATTCCCAGAAGTTTATTAAATTCTTGTTGTCTTAAGGCGCTTGGTTGTTGTGAAGCTGTTGGCGTTTGATTAACTCTTCTTTGTTGATTTCTTTCTTGAACTCCTCTAAGTATTTCATCTGGAGAAGTAAAACCTCCCTCTAATCTTTGTCCAGTTAATCTAGATTCAGCTACACCTATATCTGTAATTGGTAATAAGTTTCTAGACTTGTTGTAATCTTGTCTAAGAGATTCGGTAATAACTTCTTTACTAAGTTCTGAAGGTTTAAATAAACCAGCCATAACATAATCAGCGTTAGCGACTTTAGCTGTTTTAAGTTCTTTTAATATCTCTTGATCGTTCAAACCTAAAAGTCTTGCGTCTTCTATTGCTAAATAAAGATCTCTCATACCTCTATATCTAGATTCGTTAGATTCTATGTAAGCTTTAGTAAAGTCTTCTGCTTCTCTTACATTAGTAGATCTAGCAACTCTATTAAATTCGTTGGCAGCTGCTCTAATTACATCGTTAGTTTCAAAACCTCTATATCTTAAAGTTCTACCTATTTGTGGTTTGATAATTTTTAAACCACTAAATCCTTGCACTAAAGTTTCAGCTGGATCTATTCTGTTTCCTCTTCTGTTAATTAATCTGTCGTCACCCATCAATCCAGTGCTATTAAATACTGCTGTTGGAAAATCTTTTAACGATG